GTTTTTTTAGCTCCTTTAAGAATTCTTTTCTTATTCTTAAATAATCTTCTTTAGTTTCTTTTATATATCTCATAGTAGTTTTACTATGTATAAGATACTTACCTGTCCATCTCTTTCCATTTTTACTGGAAGGAACATTGCCAAGTATAAAAAAACTATTCATATTCAACTTCATTTGGGTCAGGGATATAAAGACCTAATGTGGTAGAAGCAAACGTTTTACATTCTTCAATGTATGCTTGCATCTCCTCATTAGTAAGTTTTGTGGTAGATTTAGTACCGTGTATCCATATACCTTTTATTTGGTATTTAGTTCTTAAGAACATAGATTTTAAAACTTCGTGCATTTCATCTTTATTATAACCTGTTTCTTCAGACAACAGCTTGACAACCACTGCCCAATAATACGAGTTTAAGTTAAGACTTCGTCTTTCCTTTTGCTCCCTGACTGTAACAACTACAGTCTTTCCCTCGTAATTAAGCATATGGTTGTCAAACTTTTCTCTGTCTTGAAAAGTAACCTTGCCATCTTTTATAAAAGCTCGGTGCTTGTATATCATTAGCAGTCGCAGTTTTCTGTAGCTATACCTACATTAAATAATACTAACTTGCCACATCTTTTTGATATATCAAATTTTATTTCAAAAAATATAAAGCTCAGCATTCTAAATTTTAATTCAAATTTATCTAACTGTCTCTTGCTTTTAAAGTAATTTACTACTTTCATAATTAAAATGGTGTTTGAATGTCTGCATTACCTCCTTGCGAAAGACTTAAAGCTTCTTCATATCTAGCTCTATCTTCTGCAGACATTGGTTTATTATAGCTATCCTTAAAAGTAATCTTTTTACCAGCAGGATTAGCAAATTTATATTCAACTCTTGATTTTATTTGTGGAATATTGGTGTCTTTGTCTGTAGTCCAATATTCTCTTTTTGCCAAACAGACTTCAATCTTGTTGTTTATAACAGTATTACAAGCCATATGTGGGTCTTGAAATGTAGTTGCTCCTGCAGAAATAAGAAAAGATTTAAATATCTCTGTTCTTACTTTTGCGGCAGCTTCACTAGTATGTGAATCAACCCCACTAAACTTTAAGAATGCTATACCCTCATCATTACCTACCATAAATTCTGTATATGGTGTGCCCTGATAACCTGGTACTTCATCACTTGTTTTAAACTTTCTAATTTCAACTGTATGAGCTCCTGCACCTAAGTAATCTGACTTAGGCGTAGAAGCATTTTCTATTTTAGTTTCATTCAATTTTGGAAACATTTTTATTCGATTTTAATTAAACACTTTCTTTAGCAAACGTACTATTCATAATAGCAGTTTGTGGTTCAGAGTAATAAGTTCTACATGCGTCAATAACTTGTTTTAAGTCATTGTCAATATGTAAGTCTAAGAACATACCCATAGGACTCTTTGCAGAATCTCTACCTGTTGTGTTTGTTCTAAACCTATACTGAACTCCTTCATCTGTTGCTTTTGTATCTGTAAATAGACATATAACAAATTCTTTTTCTACTCTCTTCTTCCACCTGTTACCATCAATGGCAACAAATCTTTCTTCCACTCCATTATCTCCATCATACACACCATCAATAGCAGTGAATATAACGTACTTATCAGAGTTTTTAGATTTGTCTAGTATTCTACCTATCTCTTTGTTATAATAACCCCATATATCAAAGCCTTTATATCTTATTTCGGCTTCTCTATATATGATTTCTATAAGAGATGTAAAAGATTCAATAACAATAGTTTTAATTTTATCACTCTCCATAGCTTTGTCTAAAGCTGAGTGAAATTCAGATACACTTTTGACTGGTACGTTCATAAAGTCATTAGCATTTTTGAATGGTAGTTGTTTTCTTTCTGTGTTAATCACAGCAGTGGACTTAGGGTCAAGATTTCTCATAGAGCTCGACTTACCTGACCCCGAGGGTCCCACAATAATAATATTCGGTTTCATTTGTCTTTCGTTTTTAAATTAAACAATTCGGTTTTACTTATCGGTTTTTTTTTGTTTTTAGATTTGACGAACTTAACGTAGCCCTTAAACATAAAATTTTTATCTTCATTAAGGCAGGATTCTATTTCTTGAAAAGTTTTTTTAAGAACCTTTTTAACAAGAGTTCTAGGAACTTTTAATTTTTTAGAAACCTTTTTTATACTTTCGTCAAACCTAATCATAATGTACAAATGTACTTAATAAATACAAATATACAAAAATAAAACAACAAAAAGAATAATTAGTTATCCACGGTAAGATGTTGGTAACTCTTCAAACTTTGTTAAATAATCTACAAACCTTAAGTACCTACTACCTATACCTATATTCCTACCTTTAGCAAAAATAATTTCAGCTAATCCTTCTACACTATTGCCTGAACTATCTTCTTTGATACCATAGTACTCTGGTCTATAAACAAATGTAACAACGTCGGCGGCCTGTTCTATCTCTCCTGATTCTCTTAAATCAGCTAAGGTAGGTCTACCTGTTTCTCTTTTACTAACGTTTCTAGATAGCTGTGATAAAGCTATAACAGTAATATCTAGTTCTTTGGCTATATTCTTAAGAGCTCTAGCAACATGAGAAACTTCTTGTTCTCTACTCCTACCGTGTATGTTGTAGGATATTAATTGCATATAATCAACAACTACCATTTCTACTTTTTTAGATATAACATATTGTCTAATTCTATTTAATAAGTATTTTAAAGATGTATTTTTACATTCATCTATATACATATTAAGTTTTTCTAACCTAGCTACACTATTGTGTATTTTAGTCATTTCAACGTCATATATCTTACCTTTAAGTAAATGTTTATTATTGATGTCTGTGTCACCACTAATTAATCTCATAAGCATTTGATTTACAGACATTTCGTATGAAAATACTACAGTAGGATGTCCTAGCTTTACAGCATTTATAGCTAAGTTTAAAGCAAAACTAGTTTTACCCATTGATGAAGCTCCTCCTACAATAACTAAATCTTGTTTTTGCCAACCACTAGTAAAATTATCAATAGATAAAAATCCACTAGGAATACCTGTTAACCCATCAGATTGCATATTTTTTTCTAAACATTTCATCATACTGGGCATTTGTTCTTTGATAGAAATAATTTTAGAGTCATCAATGTTACCAATTTTTTGTGACTCTAATTCTATTTCTTGAACCATTTCAAATAAATCATCATCATTTTGTATTCTTTTTAATGTATTTTCACACAAGTATTTAAGACTTTTCTTTTTACTTGATTGATTTAACATTAATATAAGAGACTGAGGTTGGTATAAGTCGTATGAATTTTCCATACATTTTTGCGCAAGACTTATAGCAGATGACTTATTTGAAAATGATAAGTAAAACTGTGTTAAATCTACTTTATTATTTTGTTGATACTGAACATCTATAGCATTGTATAGTTTTTTATGTTCAGCATTAGTGAATAATGATTCGTTTAATAAAGTATGATTTTCATAGTAATGGTTAGGGTTGTTTATTAGTTTACCCAATAAAACTTGTTCAAAATATTCTATATCATTCATGTTTATTTAATGCTTGATTTTTAATGTCTATTTTAAACTCTAAATACTTAATGTATTTAATAATATGTTGAAGGTAGTATTGGTCATCAGACTTCATTTCTTCTATTCTAAAGTCCATAAAATAATCAATACCATCTTTAACGATATCTAAATCTAATTTATCGTTCATCGTAATCTTTGTATTTTGGTTTAATATAAACCTGTTTAACTTCCTTAATGTCTATGGGTGGTA